ACAATTCGAAACAGGCAGCGTCGCGACCACATACATCCCCACAACGACAGCAGCAGTAAGCCGTGCCGCTGATGTCATCAGCGCATCGGGGGCGCTTGTTAGTGGGCTGATAGGGCAGACCGAGGGTACGATTTATGCGGAGGTGGATGTGAGGAATTTTGCGTCAAGTGCGGCAAGACGCATTGTCAATATGCGTGTCGATGGTAACAACCTTTTGTCACTTGAAATAAATTCAGCAGGGACAAGTATTGAATTTGTTGCAACATCAGGTGGCGTAGCGGTTACAACTACCGCAAGTGGATTGACATCAGGTATACAAAAAATAGCGGTCGGATATAATTCTGCGGCAAGTGGAACGGCTTTGTATGTAAATGGCACCTTAAGAGATACAAAAACAATCGCAATACCATCATTAGCCTCCGCTGTATTTGGACTTGGCGTGCGTGCAGATGGAGGTGCAGGTACTCAACTTAACGACCGCATCCGCGCCGCCGCAATCTACACCACAAGGCTATCCAATGACCAACTTGCAAACCTAACCCGACTATAAATGGCTACCTTCCGCAAATACGCTTTCCCAACCCAAGCCGAATTCGAGGCTTTCTATCAACTTTCCCAACCCGATGCCACCTGCGTTGAGTTGGGCGACATCGACAACACCTACTGCGTGGACCTGCTGTGGGATGACCAACCCAATGCAGATTGGGAGCAGTTTGAAACGTGGCCTGAACCCATAGGCGTACATACCTTCCTTGGCTGGGACGAACAATACACCAAAGAATACAATGAAAGAATTTCTTAACTCCATCGGCATCAACATCGGCCTAACCATCGCGGGCTTCCTCGGCTCGCTTCTGCTTCTTCCCAAGCAACGGAATTGGAAGGTGCAACTGGTCAGCGTGTTCAGCGGTTCATTGTGCGCGACATACCTCGCGCCTGTGCTGATTGGTTTTTTGAACATCAACGCACCCAACATCCAGTACGGCTTGGCGTTCCTTGTGGGCTTTTCAGGAGTGAAGATTGCGGAAGTGTTGGAGGCGAAAATATTAAAGACCCTATCCAGTGATAATAACGCGTAACGCGGCCAACATCCACACCCTGAACTACGCGGGTGACGAACTGAACTTACTGCTAATTTCAGACCTGCACTTTGACAACCCCAAATGCAACAGGCCGCTCCTAAAAAAAGACTTGGACGCGGCAAAGGCGAAGGGTGCAGGAATCATCGTAAACGGTGACTTCTTCTGCTTGATGCAAGGCAAAGGTGACCCGAGAAAAAGCAAGGATGACATCCGACCCGAACACAACAAAGGCAACTATTTGCAGGCGGTTGTGGAAGATGCGGTCGAGTGGTTTAGTCCTTACAAGGATAACCTATTGCTTATTGGCTACGGTAACCACGAAACGCAGATTATTAAGCATATGGAGTTTGACCCGCTTCAAATGTTCCAGTCGATATTCAACTACAAGAACCAAAGCAACCTGCAATTGGGCGGCTACGGCGGCACGTTAAAGGTGGTGGGGAAAATTCGTAGCGGCCTGCATCGCGCCTTCGTCATCCACTATTATCACGGTTCAGGCGGAGGTGGCCCAGTGACCAAGGGCGTCATCCAAGACCAACGCATTATGTCTTTTGTTGAAGGCTACGACCTGACGTGGCAAGGTCACGTTCACGAGCTTTACCATCACGTCAATGTGGTGCAATACTTCAACCGAACGCAAGACATCATCCAGCAGAGGCGTGTACATCAGGTGCGCACATCTACCTACAAGGAAGAATACGGTGCTGGTGAAGGTGGCTTCCACGTTGAAAAAGGTCGCTCACCTAAACCACTTGGTGGCTATTGGCTGAACCTGCAACAGGAGCGCCTGCGGACAACGGAGGACAATGGGAAGAATCGCGACAGGACTGAGTGGGTGGTTAAACTGCATACAACGTAATGAGAACCATTAAGTACATCGTGGTGCATTGCACAGCCACACCACAAAGCACAACCGTTGAAAGCATCCAGCGGTACTGGCGTGAACGGCTCGGGTGGAAAGCGAATGGTTACCACAAAATAATCAAGGCAAATGGCGAGGTTATCACTTTGGCGCAGGACGATGCGATTTGTAATGGGGTGGCTGGCTTTAATAGCGTTAGCCTACACGTCAGCTATATTGGCGGCATTGATTCGCGTGGCAATCCGCTGGACAATCGGACGCAGGGGCAAAAGGACGCACTCAGCCAAGTCCTACACGCGTGGCGTGCCAAGTACCCCAACGCCCAGATTCAAGGCCACCGCGACTTCCCACGCGTAAACAAAGCCTGTCCGTCATTCGATGCAAAAAGCGAGTACGCTCATATTTAGCCTGCTATTGGCTGGATGCTGTCGAAAGGCAGTGGAAGTGCGCACCAGTACGGTAGTGCAAAAGGACAGCATTATGATTGAGGTGCCGCGCTATACCGAACTATTCATCGACAACCCCTGCGATTCTATGGGCATCCTACGGAAGTTCAGATTAACGGACAGCACGAAAACAAGCGTTTTAAGCGCATCAAATTATCGGGGTGGTATTCGCATCCAACTGCGCAGAGATACGGTCATACAACGCTTCGTAGAGCGCGACACGGTAACGATTGAGCGCGTGGTGAAAGTTACCCCTGCAAAGCGCAAGAATCGGATGGCGTTTGTGTGGTTCGGAGTGGCACTCGGACTGGTGCTTTCGATTGCGGCTTTTCGGCTGATGCGGCTGTAATCAAGGCTTCGCGAAGGGGTCGTTTCTAAACTTTTTTTTGGAATGTGCGTTAGGACGCTGGAAACGCAGAAAAAAAAATAAAAAAACATTTGGTTCGTGTTTATATATATATGTATATTTGCATATACCAAAACGGAAAAAAAAACACTAACCCTCTAAACCCAAAAACAATGACTACTCAAAACCAAGAAATCATCCGCATCAACGACCAAGAGTGGAACTACGCAGATTTTGGAATGAGCCTTGTTGCATCCTTCTGCTATTGCTTCGCTAACAACCTACGCCAAGTTGGTGAGGCCATTATCACCTTTGAGAATGGTGTAAAAATTCACACAATTCCAGTGGCCAGCAAATAAACCAACCAACAAGGGGCGCGACTTGTCAACGCGCATTCTTTCAACCCTCTAAACCCAAACCAAATGCAACACGACATCATCGCTCACACACCCATCACGCTTGACAATGGCAAGGTGGTGGATGCGTACATCCACAAGCAACCCAGCGGAATGTACGCGCTTCACGTGAATTACATCTTTGAAGCGAACACCAATTCAACCCGAACAAAGCAGATTGCCGAAGCAGTGTGGCGCAAGCAACACCGCGACTGGTTCAGGTTCATCCGCTTCCAGCGTTCATCCACACCACTGCCAATGCCTAAACCAACCAACCAATGAAACACACCTTCACCCTTGACGCGTGGTTTGCGCACATCCGCAAGCAACTGCGCACCACACCAACGCCGACACCTGCGGAAATCAAACAACCCCTGCGCTTCGACTGGGCGTTGTATGGCCGCATCCTTCAAGCTAAACACCTAACCAACTAAACCAATGACAACCCTACTTGACAAACTTAAACCCGAAGTGCGCGCTAAACTTAACGCGTTGCCAGCCGACCAGCAAGAACGTGCTACCTATTGGCTGACCAAAAACGAGTACATTTTTGAAACGCCGTACTCGCACGCGCGGTGGATATGTATGTACTTCCAGCAACCACTTGAAAACTTTTACGACCTATTTGCCGTATGAAAGCCCTGACCTACACCGCGTTCCTATTGATGACCTGCTTCATCTGCGCCATCCACACCGATGCTGGTTGGTGGTATTTCACCGCCTACGCGCAAACATTCATATTTATATATATATTTGCGCTCATAAACAAACACGATGAAAAACACAACCAAAAAAACCGTTAAACCCCTTATGCAACTTACTTCCGTTTACTGCGAGGCTGACACCCTCAACTTATGCCGAGCGCGATTTGGCACGATTCGCGCCGCGTTAAACTACGTTGCCAACCAAACACAAACTAAACCCTTAAATCAATGACATTTACAGAATATTTGAAATCTATTAACGCCTGCTCCGATGCAGTTGAGTGGGCGGCAAATAAAACAGTGGAGGAGGTTGTCGCTACCTGCCACCGCGGCGATTGGTTGTTGTGGCTCGCATCCAAATGCGATATTGGACTGCAACCGCTTACACTTGCAAAGGGACATTGCGCCAACACCGTTAGGCACTTATTGAAGGACGATAGAAGCATTAAAGCAGTTGACACCGCGATTGCTTTTGGCGAAGGCAGGGCAACACGCGAGGAGTTAGATGCTGCCTATGCAACTGCCTATGGCACTTACGCTGACGCTGACGCTGACGCTGCCGATGCCGCTGCCGCTGCCGCTGCCGCTGCCTCTGCCGATGCCTATTACGATGCCGATGCCGCTGCCGCTATCGAAAATCGATTGCAAACAGCTGACATTTGCCGAAAGTACATTGGCGACCTTATCATCCAAAAAGTTAATTCAATTACTAAACCCTTAAATCAATGACCAACCTAAAAACAATCAACATCAAGGGCAAGCCTTATGTGGAAGTCGTGGAAAGAATCAAGTATTTCCGCGAGAACTTCGCCGACCATTGCCTGACTACCGAAGTGGTGCAATTGACACCCGACTTCGTAGTGCTGAATGCCATCATCACCGACCCAACTGGCCGCATCGTTGCGACAGGACTGGCACAGGAAGACCGCACCAGTTCAAACATCAACAAGACCAGCTACGTCGAGAACTGCGAGAGCAGTGCGTGGGGGCGAGCCCTCGGCAACTTCGGAATCGGATTGAAGGATGCCATCGCCACCGCTGATGAGATGCAGTTTGCACTTGCCAAGGAGAACGAACTGGAAAAACTGCGCACCGATTACTGCATCCTAATCGAAGCGTTAGACCCTGCCGAGATGGCGCGGTTACTTCCGCAACCGCACTGGGATGCGGCGAAGTTTGCAAAAGGCATCGAATACGTTAAATCACAACTTAAATCCAACAAAAAATGACACCCATCGAATTCATCTACACCCTTCCCGCCCATCGCCGCACATCACTGCGGCAGATGGCCGAGGAACTCAACAAAGCAGGCATCACCACCAAGCGCGGCTGTGCGTGGCGAGCATCCAGTGTTTACCTGCTGTTCGGTCGAGACAACAACAAGTACCACTCAACGCCGAAGTTACCACAAGCTCACGTGACAAAAGCACTCCGCAATTTGTCACGCGCCGAATCCCTCATCCGTTCATCCCTTCAAATACTCCAAGACACCAATGGCTAACCTGCAACTACCCGCGAATATCAGCAGGGATGACATTCGCAATTTCGTGGACTCAGTGACGTCACAAGTACTGGAT